TTCTGCATCTGCGGGATATCGACCTGGCGCAGCCGCTCGTTGAGGTACGCCTGCTGGGCCGCGGCCTGGGCGAGCTGCAAAGCGGTGTTGGCCGCGCCGGGGTTGTAGCCCGTTTCGCCGCCGCCGCCGTACCCGCCGGCGCTTCCGCCTCCTGCACCACCGCCGCCGACACCGGCTGTGCGCGCGTAGGCGTCCCGGACCGACTGATCGTCCCAGGGGCCGCCGTAGCCGGCCTGCTGGAGCCGGCGGACCGCCTCTTCGCGGCTGATCGGACCGTCGTTGCGGTCGTACAGCCAGCCGGTCGCGGCGTTCTGCGGGTTCGGGCCACCCACCACCGTCGGCGTCGAGGCGGGCTGACCCGAACCGCCCCCGACGTAGGTGTTGTACGCCTGTTCGGCGCTGGCCTGGTCGGCGAAGGTGCCGATGACCTGGCCGTTCTGCACGACCACGAAGGTGCCGTCCGGCTTCTGGCCGACGTAATTGTTCTGGTCCACCTAGCCCCCCTTCGCGAGCGCGAGCGCGATCTTCTCGAAGCCCTCGGCGCCGACCCGCGCCAGGAGCTGATCCCGGCCCGCCTGGTTCGGCGTCCCGTCCGGCAGCCACATCAGCCGCCCGTAGTACGCCAGCGCCTCGTCGCGCGTCGGCGTGGTCACCTGAGGACGCAGCGGCGATCCCAGGATGGCCTCGGCCAACTCCGTCGAGCGGCGCTCGACCCACTCGACCAGATCGGCGGCGAGGCGGTCGGCGGTGTCCTGCTTCGGCATCTCAGGGTCCCGGCGCCGGCTGGCCCGGCAACCCGCCGACTTGCTGCGTCATCGGTATCCCGCCCGGGGCACCCGCCGGCACGGCCGGTATCCCCGGTCCCTGCCCGGGCGTCGTGGGCGCGATCGGCATCCCGGCCTGACCCGGCTCGAACACCTGCCCCATCCCCTGCAGCGCCTCGCCCGGCTGGCCCACCTGCGGCTGAGAGGGACCGAGCGCCTGCTGGGCACGCTCGACCGCGGCCTGCTGGCCCTGAGCCATCTTCTCGTCGACCCGCTGCCAGAGGTATTGCTGGACCTGGGGCCGCTGCTTCGCCTGCTCGAAGAGGATCTTGAACTCCGTCTCGTCGGGGTTCTTGCCCAGGGCCTCCTGCGCCTCGGCGGTCGACTCGAAGCCGTTCTTGACCATCTCGGCGTGCTTGCGCACGTCGATCAGCTCCTCGTTGGTGGCGTCGCTGTCGAGACGGACCTTGTAGCGGTGGTCGCCGGCCAGGTCGTCGGGGCCGATCGACAGGACGTTTCCCCGGCCGCGCTTCTTCGGGCTCGTGCCCTCGACGTAGACGGTCTCGCCGATGCGGTTCTCGATCAACCAGGACTCGAAGCCGACCCGCCGCCCCATCGTCCGCTGCACGTTCTTGACGATCGGGTCGAAGGCGATGCGGCCGAGCCTGACCGCCTGGGCGAGCTGGTAGCCCGAGTCGGTCGTGTCGACGATGCCCTGGAGGACCTTCGGCAAGATCAGCTCGAGGAACTCCCGGACCTGGGCGACGGCCTCCGGCAGAGCGGCCCCGGCCCGGGGCTGCTCGACCGGGCCGATGTCGTCGTCGAAGACGGTGCCGGGCGTCAGAACGGCCGGCTCACGCGGCCGCGGCAGGCCGTCTTCACCCATCTCCGGCTCGGCCAGGCCACTGCCCGGCGGCGGGCGGTTGCGCTTGTAGGTGGCCAGCCCCGTCACCACGGCGTTGATCTGCTGGATGGTCAGCAGCTCGTCCAGCCACACGAACAGGTCCAGGAACCCGTACAGCACGCCCAGGCCGGCGCGGTGGGGCAGCCGGCTTTCGGTCGTCGTGCCCCGGCAGTGGAAGTACGGGCCTCTCAGGCTCTTCGTGAACGGGTCGGCGTAGCGGTGCGGGAAGCGCTTCACCAGCGTCGCGGCCTGGCCGGGATCGGACACACCGCTCTGCCCCGGACCCGAGAGCAGGTAGACGCATTCCTTCGGCGTCCAGATCTCGCTCATCGTCAGCGCGCTGGTCCCGCTCATCGCCCGCGACCAGTTCTCGGCCGGCAACGCCTGGCCCAGCGCGGCCGGCACCACACGGCCGCTCGCGTCGAGGGCGTGGTCGTACTTCACCAGCGTTTCGAGGTAGGGCACGCGCTTGTGCTCGACGTTGCAGACCGAGCCGTGGTCGCCCTTCCAGTAGTAGAAGGTCGAAGGGTCCACGTCGATCGAGCAGATCGGGTAGGGGGCCTGCGTCTTCTTGTACTCCTCGGTCCGGTGGTCGTAGAGGCGGTCCTTGGCGTCGCCGTCGAGCTTGGACAGGTCCCCGGATTCCAGGCGGTCCTGAAGCTTCTTGCTGTAGTCGGAGTAGGCGCCCCAGAGCGTCTTGGAGCGCTCGACCGTCTTCATCACGCCCTCGCCCTTGGACACCACGGGGCGGAGGAAGCGGCGGAACAGCGGCTCGTCGGCGGCGTCCTCCTGGGCCTCCCAGGACGCGTTGAAGAAGTGTTCGCGTCGCGTGCTGTTGACCTGGGCGGCGTCCGAGGCGTTGCCGTCCAGGGGGTAGTAGACCTCGGGGGCCTCGACCGAGAGCGCGGCGGTGATGGTGTTGACGAAATGCACGGCCAGCGGATTCCGGCGCGCACGGCCGATCTTGCGGTAGCCCTTGGGGATGTTCGGACGGATGCGGCCGTAGATCACGTCGTCGATGTACTCGTACAGACGGTCCCGCTCCCGGAAGTCGTCCCGGAGCATCCGGACCAGCTCGACGTAGCGGGCCGTGTCCTTCGAGGGCTGCTCGGCGCTGTTGCTGCCCAGCGGAGCGAGCGCGGTCGTGACCATCAGCCGCCGACCCGGATCTCCCGCGTGCCGACGCGAGGCGGGCTGGCTTCGGCGACGAGCAGGTAGCGCAACGCGTCCACGGCGTGGTCCTCCGTCTTCGTGTGACCGATCTTATCGGCCAGGTCCTCCGGGTCCAGCGGGTCGTGGACCATCGCCGGCAGGGTACGTTCGAGGTTGGGGCAACGGCCCCGGAACACCCGCAGCCGCGGCGGCTCGGTGCCAGCTCCGCTGGCGGGGCCGTCGGCCAAGGCCGCGCGGACCACCTGCCAGCCGCTCTTGCGGTTGTTGCCGGCCGGCTCCAGACGGACGCCGCCGGCGCGGTAGACGGAGGCGATCGAGGGCAAGTTCGCCTCGGTCCGGTTGTTGAACATCGACGGATCGCCGACGTGCAGGGCGTACAGGCCGGCGGCCTCCGGGATCTTCAAAGCAGAGCGCTCCTCGCGGATGCGGGCGGTGATGAGGGCGACCTGCTCGGCGGCGCGCTTGCCCTCGGCGTAGATCTCCCGGAACAGGTACATCCGCTTGGTGCCCGGCTCGCGGGCGGCGGCGTAGTGGGCGAAGGGCTCGGCGAAGCCGTAGTCCGTGGCGGTCCAGCGGGTCCAGTGGGCCGGGATCGGGAACGGATCGCACAGGTGGACCGTCGGGTCCCACTCCGGGAAGAACATCCCCTCGGCCGCGACGCGCTCGCCGAGGTACAGGCGCCGGCGCCTGTAGCCGGTCAGCGCCCGGAGCGGAGCGAGGCGCTCCTCGGTCATCGTCGGATTGTCGGCGTGGGTCGCCTTGAGGAAGACGGTGGCGCGCGCCTTCTCGCGGCCGTACAGGAAAAACCCGGGGTCAGTCGGGTTCATATCGCCCACGAGCTGCGCGTAGGGCATCACAGCGCCGCGGCCCGTGCAGCGGGTGGTCAGCAGCTCCCAGTCGTCGACGGAGAGCTCCTCGGCCTGCATCACGTAGACCAGGTCGAACTCGGTCGAGAGCAGGCGGGTCGGCTCGTCGAGCCCGGCGAGCACCAGGGTTGAGCCGTTGGGGTAGCGGTACTCCAGGTCGTGCCAGAGGCGGGAGGCGCCCGGCGGGCAGACCCACCGCTCGTAGGTCTTCTGGGCCGATTCGGTGATGGACGTGCGCGTCTTGCGCACGATCGCGCCGGCCATCCCGGCGTACTTCGTCGCCGCGGCGTGGAGCTTCTCGAGGCAGGCGCGCGACTTGCCCGTGTCGGCCGGCCCCTCGATCACGACCTCACGGGCGCGGCACCTGAAGAGGTCGAGAGAAGCGCCGAAGGGGCGGTACGGGCGCGTCTCGGGCCGAACGTCGGCGAGGGTGCCGCGCTCGACGACCAGGGGCACTAGACCGAGTCCCAGGCGGCGGCGTCGAGGGTCTTGGTGACCTGGGTCTGGGTCACGTCGAGGCGCTCGCGGTACTTCTCGGGCTTGGCGCCCTTCAACAAGAAGATGAGCAGCGTCGGGCTCAGGTCGCGCGATACCTCGCGTCGCGTCAGGACACCGTTCTCGTAGATCTCCTTGACCGTGGGGACGCCGATCGTCGCCCAGTCCCGCGCATGCTGTTCGAGGAGGTCGCCGGCTTCGGCGAGCGCCTGCTGCGCCGCGGGCGTGAACGCGTCGTCCTTCTCGGTCCAGTCGTAGTACGTCGACCGGTGGATGCCCGCCGCGATGCAGGCGGTGCTGATGTTCCCAGACACGCGGTACGCGGCCAGGAAGGCCGCCTTTTTGGGGTGTCGGCTCGCGTCGGTCTCCACGCTGACTCCGGTTAACACGAGAGGCGGGCTGCGAACAGATGTTCGCAGCCCGCCTCTCACGAGTGCGCGGGTCTGGCCGTCAGTGTACGGCCTCGGGCGGGCGTCGCGCTAGCGGGGTTCCTTCCCCGCCTCGACCCGGGCCATAAACTGCTCGTAGGCGTCCTCGAGGCCGTCGAGCAGCTCCAGGACGGTGGTGTCGTCGCCGCGCTCGAAGTCCCGGACCGTCCGGGCGTCGACGATGAGCGCGACGCAGGCGTCCGGGTAGGGGGCGTCGGTGCGCCGGAAGGCGTAGAACACGGGCGTCGACGGCGGCAGCCGGCCGAAGGTGACCAGGTCGGCGATCTCCTTCAGGCCGGGCACATCCTTCGCCGCATCGGCGCTGATGAGTCTGTGGCCGTACCACGTTTCCAGGTGCCCGCGGTGCCGGCGGTGAACGGGGATGGGCGGTCGGCTCAAGCGTTTTCCTCCTGTTCTCCGAGGCGGGTCCGCCGGGGGGCCTGAACCCAGTGCCGGCGGTGGTAGACAGCGGTCCGCCGCTCCTTCAGGTCGATTTCCAGGCGGCCGACGCCGATACCGGCGAGCACGTCCTCGTGCAGCGCCAGCGTCAGCAGCAGACCGAGGGTGCGTTCCGAGAGGGGGAGCGCGGCGACGCAGGCGACCACCTCGGCGGCCAGGCCGCTCAGCGGCACCCGCAGGCCCGTCGCGCCGACGTGGACCTCCACGGCGCGCGGTCGGGCCCCCTCGGGGCTACCCAGGACGGCCATCAGCCGGCTCCTCGTGGTCCGTCTAGCGGCGTCTGCAGCAGCGCGTCGCGCAGCCACCGGACGCATAAGCCGCAGCCGGACCCGCCGGCCTCCGGGTCGAGCTTGACCAGCACCGCGGCCAGCACACCGCGCGCCCGGCAGAGTCGGCGGGCGAGATCGTCGCGTTCCTCCTCGGCCAGCAGACGGGCGGCCACGTCGGGCGGCACCTCAACCCCGGCCAACCGCTCCGAGGTCGTCACCGACGCGAGGACCGACAGCCGCTCGATCTGGGCCACGGCGACGTCGAGCTTGTTCTCCAGCTCCAAGATCGTGTTCCCGTACCGATCCATTCCCTCGGCGCACGTCTTCCGGCAGAACGCCAGCTTCTCCTCGGCGGCGGCCAGCGCGGCCTCGGCCTCCCGGTGCGCCCTCTCAGCGGCGTGTAAGTCGGCGGCCAGATCGTTCACCTTCTGCTCAGCCGCTAGGCAGCGCCACTCGTAGGGCTCCAGCCGCGCGCACCGGGCCTCGGCGGCGGCCAGGGCGGCGCCCAGACGCTCGTCGTCGGCCCGAATGTTCAGGTTCTCGCCGACCATCAGGGCGACCGCGTTCTCGAACACGCCCTTGTGCTCCCGCCAGACGGGCTCGGGTAGCTCGGTCAGGAGCGCCGCGATGGACCGGCGCGCCTCCCTGATCGCGTTCGTCGTCGTGTCCGTCATCCTCACGCCGGCCACCTCCACGGTTCCTTCGGGGCGTGTTTCCGCAGCCAGAGCCGTCCCCGACGCGCCCGCCCGGCGCCCGAGCCGACCACCGCCGGCCAACGCGGGATGCGGTTCATCTGGTGGGCGTGGCAATGGACGAGTTTCGGGGTGGTGCCGAGCGCCGCAGCCAACTCGTAGACCGGCACGCCGGCGGGACCGGCTCGCTCGAGCAGGGCGACCAGGCGGCGCTTCACGGTCCCTCCGGGGGCGCGTCGGCCAGGGCGGCGACGATCCGGTCGGCGATCGTGCTGTCCTGCTCGATCGGGCAGGACGGGTGCTCGCC